AACTTCTTATAATAATAATTTCAGAAAACAATACGCTGGAATTGGTTACACGTTTGATTCCACAAAAAATAAATTCATTGCACCACAACCATTCGCATCTTGGTCGCTAGACTCTAATGACGACTGGAAAGCCCCAGTTGCATATCCAACAGTTACAACTTATGGAGATAACGTTAAATACTTTATTTCTTGGGATGAAGCTGGAAAGAGATGGATTGGTCAAGACGATCAAAATAATAAATTCGCTTGGTCACCTGACACTTCATCTTGGATTGCTACAGGCAATTAAGTTAAAAGATTTTTAAACAGGAGTAGTGACTTATGGGATCACCCAATGGCGGTATAATCGGAGTAATCAATCCAACATCGTTTGGAAAGTGTACTGTCACATCTAAAACATCATCTGGATCATTAACCACGCAACCTGGAACTAGATTAGTATCTGTTGCAGTTGTAGCTGGTGGAGCAGGAGGTGGTTTTGATGCTGGTGGTGGTGGAGGTGGTGGAGGATTTAGAACATTTTGTTCAGTTTCAGTTTGTGGAGCAACAGCATATCCAATGACAGTAGGAGGAGGTGGAGCAGGAGCTACAGGTTCTCCTAATAGAGGTGTTTCAGGATCAGATTCAATAGCTGCTTTTACATCTAATCCAATCACATCAACAGGTGGAGGAGGTGGAGGAGCTTGTGGACCACTTAAAGCAGGGGGAACAGGAGGATCAGGTGGAGGTGGTGCTAGACAATGCGGAACAGCTGGAACAGGAAATACTCCGCCAGTTAATCCTCCGCAAGGTAATCCAGGTGGTACTGGAGGAACTTTGACACAAGGAGGAGCTGGAGGTGGTGGAGCTTCTGCACCAGGAAGTAGTTTTCCAGTACCAGCAACTACAGCAGGATCAGGGGGAGCAGGATCACCAGTAACAGCAATATTTGGAGCAGCACCACAACCGTTTTATGCATCTGATAATCCTAATGCAGGACCAACTTCAACAGGACTTTTTGCAGGTGGTGGAGGAGGTGGTGGAAGAACACCAGATGGAAGACCAGGTGGAGCAGGAGGACCAGGAGGTGGAGGTAAAGGTGGAAATTCAGGAGCACCAGGATTAGGTTTTGCAGGAGTTACAAATTCAGGAGGTGGAGGTGGAGGTGGTAATACATGTGCACCAGCTGGTGGAGGAGCCGGCGGTTCAGGAATCGTGATCGTAAAAGAATTAAACAAGGCAAGTGGATCGTGGCCGTTGAGAGCGCAATTTAGTTCGCAGAAAAGCGGAACGTGGCCGAGATTTTTAATACAAAGTTTTACAGCTGATATGTTAATTGTAGCAGGTGGAGGTAGTGGAGCTAGAGGAGGAAGAACTGGAGGTGGCGGAGCAGGAGGTTTTAGATTATTAAGTGCACAAAGTGTACCTACAGCAGTTACATTAAATGTTCAAGTAGGAGCAGGTGCTGCAGGTGCATCACCATCAGGGGTTTCATATGGAGTTAGAGGAACACCTTCTTATGTAGGTTGTTTTGTATCAACTGGAGGTGGGGGTGGAAGTGAAGGAAATGTTAGTCCATCTCCTACTAGAGATGGTGGTTCTGGAGGTGGAGGTGCAGGAGTTCCAGCAGGATCAGGAAACACACCACCAGTAAGTCCTCCACAGGGAAATAATGGTGGTAATGGATTTGCAGGATCAACAGATACTGGAGGAGGTGGGGGAGGTGCTTCTGCAGTAGGAGGAGCAGGATCATGTGGAGTTGGAGGTAATGGTGGTGCTGGATCAAGTTCATCCCCATTATTTGGAAGTTCTCCACAACCTTGGTATACTCCAAGTGGTTCAACATTTTCTGGAGGAGGTGGTGGAGGTGCAGATCCCGCTGGTAATACCGCTGGAACAGGTGGTACAGGTGGAGGAGGAAATGGAAGTTCAGTAAATGGAGGAAATGGAGGAAATGGAACAGCCAACACTGGTGGAGGTGGAGGTGGAGCAGGACCTGGTTTAACTACAGGAGGAAATGGTGGATCTGGATTTGTTTTAATAAATATACCTTCTATTGCTACACCAATTGTTTCAATTGCTCCAGGCACAAATACTTTAGAAAATGCTCCAGCACCATTAGGTGGTGGTAAAATTGCTAAATTTACAGTATCTGGATCATTAACTTTTACTCAATAATCTACTCTTTACAAATCCTATAGAAATTAATATATAGTCATTAGAATGAACCTACAGAACTACTATTATTATTTTCAAAGTGCACTCACACCTAGATTTTGTGATGAGCTTTTAAAGTATGGTAAATCACAACAAGAGCAATTAGCACTTACAGGTGGTCAAACAGAAAAAGTTAATAAAGGAAAACCTTTAGAAGAAAAAGATATTCTAGATTTAAAAAAGAAAAGAGATTCTAACATCGTCTGGTTATCGGATCGATGGATATACAAAGAGATTCAACCATTTATACACCAAGCAAATAGATTAGCTAACTGGAATTTTGATTGGAATTTTTCTGAAGCATGTCAGTTTACAAAATATGGTCCAGGGCAACATTACGGCGCGCACTGTGATTCATGGGAATCGGCATATGATAATCCATCTAATCCAGACACTCATGGTAAAATAAGAAAATTATCCGTTACATGTTCCCTATCAGATCCAAGCGAGTATGAAGGTGGAGAATTAGAATTTCAATTTAGAAATCAAGATGATCCAACACCTAAAAAGAAATGTGTTGAAATATTACCACGTGGATCAATATGCGTATTCCCAAGTTTTGTTTGGCACGAGGTCAAACCAGTTACAAAAGGAGTAAGATATAGTTTAGTAATTTGGTCGTTGGGGTATCCATTTAAATAATATGCCCCATAAAGATCCAGTAGTAGCAAAACAAAAATCTTTTGAATACAGAGAAAAAAATAGAGAAAAATTAAAGTTAATTTCTAGAAGATATAGAGAAAAAAATAGAAGCAGAATTAAAAAAAGACTTAAACTATATGCTTTAAAAAATCCTGAAAAAATTAAATTAGCAAAATTAAAACAATCTTTAAAAAAACGTTATAAAATAACATTAGATCAATATAATGAAATGTATCGTAAACAAGAAAATAAATGTGGTATATGTGAAATTCATGAAAGTAAATTAACAAAAAAATTAAATATTGATCATGATCATAGAACAGGAAAAGCTAGAGAATTACTATGTCAAAAATGTAATATTGCATTAAGTTATTTTGAAAACTTTGACATTAAACCATTTTTAGAGTATTTAAATAAACATAGAGAGAAATTAAATTAATGTCAAAAACAGATCAATTAAATTCGTCAATATATTTTAGTACACCAGTTTATTCTATAGAAATTCCAGAGTGGGTAGATCATGTAGATAAAGTTTGTAATAAATATATTAAAGCTGCAAAAGAAAATAATAAAAAAGTAATTAAAGATAGAGAAAAAGAATTAGGTAAAAAAGTTGGAGATTTTGGAATGAGTCATCACTCAACATCTTTAGTGGGAGATCCAGATTTAAAAGAATTGCAAGATTACATTGGAGCAACAAGCTGGAATGTTTTAGATCATATGGGATATGATTTAACTAACTATGAGTTATTTTGGACAGAATTTTGGGTTCAGCAATTTGCAGAAAAAGCAGGTGGAAACCATACGCCACACGTGCACTATAATAATCACGTTAGTGGTTTTTATTTTTTAAGATGTTCTGAAAAAACTTCAATGCCAGTATTTCATGATCCACGAGCAGGCAAGATGATGACACAATTACCTTTAAAGAATGAAAAAGAAATTACGTTAGGAACTGACAAGATCCATTATAAACCTAAACCAGGTACAATGATCTTTATTCCAGCGTATTTAACCCATGAATATATCGTTGATGCTGGACTTCAAGATTTCAGGTTTATTCATTTTAACTTACAGGCAGTACAAAAAATGATTACTGATACAGTAAGAGTACAAGCTAAAACAGAAACTAAAAAGGAGAAAATATGAGTTTTAAAAAAGATAAATACGTAGTTATTAAAGAAGCGATATCAGAAGATCTTGCAAAGTTTTGTTATGATTATTTCATGATGAAGAAGCAGGTCGCGCGCACGATGTTTGATAATAAATATATTTCACAATTTACTGAATACTTTGGTGTATGGAATGATCAACAAGTTCCAGATACCTATTCACATTATTCTGACATTGTAATGGAAACATTACTTGTCAAATTACTTCCAGTAATGGAAAAAGAGACATCTCTTAAATTAAACCCAAATTATTCTTATGCTAGGATTTATAAAAAAGGAGATGTCTTACATAAACA